TGTATCGTTATCGTCTCCAACACTAAAACGCATTATTCCCAAATTAGCGGTTGACTCTTCGTGTTGAATATAAGCCGGATCATTAGTTCCCGCCGGGAATGTTATAGTAGAAATCCCCGCAGATTTAGAAACAGTTATACCCGTAGCCGTTAAAGAATAAGCCCCTAAAGTTACTGCGCCCGTCGCTCCCGTATAAGGAACGTAAGAACTTAACGCCGAACCATAATTAGGAATATTTAAAGTATTACTTATTAAAGTTGCGGCTCCGCTAGATCCCGTTGTAGTTAAACTAGCAATTCTATTAGTGTAAGCCGTGTCCCAATTAGTTTGAGAAGCGTTAGTAGGAATAGAATATCCGCTAGCAAAAGTAACCGCTAGAGTTCCGCTCGTAGTAATTGGACTTCCCGATACACTTAATCCCGTAGGTACTGACATAGCTACGCTCGTTACGGTTCCTAAAGGATTAGCCGCCCAAGACAAACTAGATCCGTCCGTAGTTAAAAACTTACCGTTATTTCCCGTTTGAGTAGGAAACGCCGCTACCCAAGTATAGGCGTCGTCCCAATTTGATTGCTTAATATTAGTAGGTAAAGAATAACCACTCGCAAAAGATAAAGCTAAAGTACCGCTAGAAGTAACCGGAGAACCGGAAACACTAAAGCCCGTTGGGGCCGACAAACCTACGCTCGTTACCGTTCCGACGTATTGGTCCGCGTAATTAGGTATATTAAAAACTCCGGTACTGTTATCGTAAGTAGAAGGGCCGGTAGATCCCGTAGTCGTAAGACTAATCGCAGTTCTTGCCCTTGCGTTAGTAAAATATAAGTTTGTGCCTTCCGTTACTTGCGTAGTCGTATAATCGCCGCTATTCGCTACTACTGCGCCGGTCCTACCAAATACGGAAGTTACCGGATAAGAAATATCGCTAGTTAAAGCTAGAGTTCCCGTTCCGTTTGGTAAAGTAACCGTCCTATTAACCGATAAAGTCGGAGACTGTAATACTAAAGTATAACCCGAATTTGAGTAGGTTAAATTAGTCTCGTATAAAATAGGACCTCCGGTAAAAGTTGTAGTTCCCGTTATAGTTTTACTTCCCGCTATTGTCTGCGTTCCGGTAGTAATTAAACCCCTAGCAGTAGCCGAAGCCGAAGGAATATTAAAAGTATGCGTATCAATGCTAGAAACGATATTAAAGTCCGTTCCACTCGTTCCGGTCCCGAAGTATTGCACTTGCTCCGTTAATCCGTTTAAAGAATCAATAGCGGCCGAAGTTTGTACGCTTGCGTCGGGAAAAACTAAGCCTAAAGCGTTTACTTCCATAACCGAACCTAGTCCGCTATTATCCGTTAATGTTAATTTATTATATTCTAATAAACCAAATATAGTTTCGGCGTTATTTTGAACACCAAAATAAGAAGGAGACATTTCCGTATTGTAAGTCCCGTTATCTGCTATAAATGAATGATTACCTATATTAACGCTACTAGTCGCTCCGGTATAAGGAACGTACCCCGTTAAACTTGGGAACGTAGTTAAGTTACCCGCTCCGTTAATATATTGTGTATTATCCCCGCTAAAACCTAAATTTATTACACCGCTTGTAGTTACGGGAGAACCGGTAATAGCTAAAGCGTTTCCGTCTCTAGATACACCTACCGAAGTTACGGTTCCCGTTGCTCCCGACGATCTAGCCCAAACTGTCCCCGTATAAACTGCGTAGTCGCCTACCGCAAAAGCAATAGGACCGGCCCCGAAGTCTACGGTTCCGGCAACGTTACATAACCAAACGTCCCCCGCGTTACCTACTCCATTAGTTAAATACGGCGTATTTGTAGCCGCGTTCCAAACTCCTTTAAATTCCATAACCGAATTAGGTAACTGACTTACTAGAATCTTACCGTTCTCGTCAAGCCTAGGAACCCCATTAGCGACGTTAAAGGCTACGGACGATAATATACCGTCGGTTCCTACGATAACGTCGTCTAAGTCCCTTAATTTGGCTCCGCTTGTTATAACTATTTGGTTACTCATTTTACTTTTTTTATCTAATTAAACAAACCTCTAACAAATTCCCCACTATCTAAGGCCCTACTAAATGTAAGTACTCCCGTTGTACTATTCCATTTAACTTGCTCATTTACCGGAGTTCCGCTAGTTATAATCCCTTGACAGTCTATACCGCCTCTAGATACATAAACGCAGTCCTTCCCAATCATATCTACCCAAGTAATTGTAGTCTCGCCACCCGCCGCCGTATATTCCTTATTGTAAACATATCCTCCGCGAATAATAATACCGCTAGGATTAATACTAGTTCCCGTAGTACCATAAGCGCCGGTCCCTTGTAAACTAACGTTATAAGTAGCCGCGTCTTTATAAGGAGCGTTAATACCTATACTAGTTATATTACAAATTCCGTTTATTATTACTAATCCGTCCGCTCCGTTGTCTATTACGAAGTTAATTTCGATAGGTTCTCTAGCTAATTGTTTATTAAGCATAAACAAATAAGAAAACCCGTTTAAAATAACTAATCCGTCGCAAGATACGGTCCAAGTTGCTATATCATTTTTATACTGTCGGAACCAAGCCGAAGTAATAGAGGTTACCTCTACTTGATCTACGTTAACGCTAAAAGAACAGTTCGTAGAGCAAGCAAACGCGACGTCTACTTCCGGATCTACGTCCGTTCTATGCCAATAAAGCATAACGTTTTTACCATTTACCGGATTTGCCATATATCAAAGTTAAAAAATATTTAATTGTAGATTCCAAAAAGGCCCAAGTTGTCCCGTATCGGTAATATATTGAATAAATGTAAAGACTACTTCGTCGTCGTAAAATATCTCTATTAGTTGAACTCCCTTAACTTGATCGTAATAAGAGTTAGTAGTTAGTCTATTTAAAGCAAACTGTTTGCCATTATAAGATAAGTTACCCGTAGAAGGATCGGTTACCGTATAAACTTTATCTAAATTAATATATCCGTTATCGGCTTGTATTGATCCTAGGTCCGCTTCTAAAGTAGCTATATTTCTTTGATAAATTTTAACATATTGAAAAGCTATACTATTTAGAATTTGCGCTCCTCCGGCTCCTCCTAGATATTCAAAATACCAATTCTTTAAGAATGTACCGTTATAATCATATAAAGAACCTAACGTTAAAACTTGCATACCGTTAGCATTAGGATAAAGTTGTCCGTAAGGAACCTCAAATACTTTAAGAGTAGATTTATCTTCCGTTGTTTCGTTAGCTACTACTGCGTATTGTATGTCCGTTTGACTTTGCGTTAATACAAAATTTCTAACTTGAGTACTATTATTCTCTACTAATATTTTAATATTTAACTGTCCCATTAAAAAAGTAGTACTAAATAATCCAACAAAATAAGGAGGTATAGTTAAACTAAAAGTAGCCCAAGGATCTTTAGCGTCCCAAGCCGGAAACGTTATATATGTAGAAGACGATATTTGCCAAACTCCGTTATTATCTAAATATTTATTTCCCGATCCCGTATTTAATAAAGCTATTTGGATCTTCATATTTACCGAGTTCTTATGTTGAACGCTAAAATTTAAAGGGAATCCCCCAACGTAAGGAGTATATAAATAAGGCGCAACGCCGCCCGATATTTGTAAGTAAGCGTCTCCCGTTCCCGCCGATAAAAAGTAACTATTAAACTGTTCGTACTCGTCAACGATAACCGTAGCCGTAGCCGTTCCACTAAGTCCAACAAACCAACCATAAGCAGACAAAGGCGGAATCGGAATAGGAGGAGTTCCTCCTACTATTTCTTTTAAGTTTGCATTATGTATTAAATTAATAGGGGAAGTATATCTATTCCTTAATTGAATATTATAAAATCCCTTTCTTAATATTTTAGTTTGGCTATTATCTATAAAATGAACGTTACCAAGTTCGTAAGGGGCTATATTAATTACATTATCTAAAACTCCCGAACTATCTATCGTTGCGTAAGTTCCTACGTCGTATTTAGTATAATACCTAGTCGCGGCCGCTACCTCCATAGTAGAAGTAATCCACCAATCGCCGTTAGCTTGATACATTCTGCAATTAAAAGTCCTTAGCATATTTTCGATAATATCGTAAAAGCTAACTCCTACGAAATCCCTCCTATATTGATAAGTCTGCGCGAATGGTTCGTTAGAGTCTCCGTCTTCTCGATTTAACATTCCTTCCGCATAAAACGAGCAAGCTATAACTAAATAAAGGTCCTCCGGATAGCCTAAAAACCTTAACCCTACAAATATTAAATCTAACCATTGTTGAGTAGTATTAATACTATCAGTTACTTCGAATTGATATTCTTGATCTTGCAGAAACGAAATTCCGTCTACGCAAACTAAAGACGCTTCATTTATTCCGGTACTAAAACCTATTTGGGAATAATCATTAAATAAAAAACCCCTCCAAATAACAGTAGACTCCTCTTTATAAACTACCCAATATTTACGATCGTTCTTACTAAGTACGTCCGGAAATTGGTCGTAGTCGTCTTGAGTTTCTAATATTATAGTAAAATTTAATTGAGAACTTATTATAGTAGGATAAGGGTACTCTTCCGAAGAGTTAGGTTGTAATATAATAGCCGAAGGAGTATAGGTTTTAACTATATCGTCGGCGTACCCAAACTCGTAAATTTCTATCGTTTGAGTGTTCTCATTTCGTAGAATTTGGCTTATAGTATATCTTAACCCGTACATTATGCTAAAGATATTGATTGTCCTTTTAAATTAGACGCTTTCTGCGCTCTATTTGTCGCTAGTAATAAATCTTGACCTCTTAGTACAAAGTGGCCGCCGCTTGATCCTCTACCCGAAGACATAGATCCCGCGTTAAAAGTTTGGGTTAACATACCCGATAATTTACTTAAAGGAATAATAGCTTCCGGACCGGCTTCTCCTACTAATCCAATATGCGGACCATTAGTAATCCCTCCTTCTGCGTGAGGTATTATATTAAAAAGAGTAGAAATAATCCCCGATCCGCCTCCGGTTCCCGCATTTAAAGACGCCATAATAGCCTCAAAAATTGCGGCCTTAATAACCATAGCCGCTATATCTTCCGCAAGTCTTAAGAATTGATCGCCTAAAGCAGAAACTACGTCTTGTCCGTTTTTAAGAGCGTCAAAAAAACCCATAATAGCGTTAGTAGCCATTCCGGAAACTGTGTCGGCAAAGTTCTCGTAGGCTTTCTTTCTTTTTTCCATTCCTTCCGCGTCGTTTTCTGCTATCATTTTATTAATAGCCACTTCATTTCTAGCGGTCCTTAATGGATCTAAAGCCTTTTGCGCTCCTCCCGTATACTTATCAGTAGTACGAAACGAAACGTCTCTAAGAACGGGCGAAGTGTCCGAAGTGTCTCCTTGCGGCTTACCGCTATAATATTTATCCTCTAACTCCTTCGCAGATCCTAGTAATTGTTTAAGTGCGTTTTGCGCTTCTTGCGTTTTACTTCCCGCTATTTTTTCGATAGCTTTATAAATGGCCTCTAACGATTGAACGGCAAAAGAATCCTTCCCGCCCTTCTCGTTAATCATTCCATTTAATAACTGAAATTGAGCGCTATTTAAAGTTTCTTGTAAGTTCTTTAATACTTTTTGAACTTCGGTTAATTTATCTGCGGCTCCGTTTCCTCCTCCGGCTAACTTACCATTGCCCGCCATTAATGCAAGGAATAAAGGACTTTCCGATCCTTTCTCTAAAGCCGAGTTCATTTGATTAGTAACGCTTAAAATTTCGTTAGCTTGGACTACTGCTTGCGTCTTTAAGTCTCTTAACTGTTTAGCCGCAAAAGTTACCTTATCCATTCTACTAGCTGACTCTATTTCCATAGAGGCCCCAATACTAGAAGGCGCTTGACCGGCTTGCGTCATTGAAGACATAAGTTGCGCTCTAGCTTTAGTTACATTTTCTTGCGTCTTTGCTAAAGCTATGGACTTATCTGCTATTTCGTTTCTATAACGTTCTACGATAGCTTGTTGAATAAGCGCCGCCGTATA